TTGCTTCAATGTTTTCAGACATAATAAAATATTATAAGATTATACACTATACATTACTTGGGTTCAAAAGAACCTAAGTCAAAATCACCACTAAGTATATCATTTCCTGCAGATTCAAATGCTTTTGGTGGTAAATTGTTTTTTCTTTGATTAATTAGCTCACTCTGCTGCGATGCTTGTATTTTTGTTCGTTCGTCTTTACGATCTTCTTTTTCTTTAATAGCAGACTTGGTGGTTTCAACTTCCAATCCTTTTAGTTGCATGTTCATTTGAAATTCAAGCTGCATCAAATCTTTCTTAAGCTGCGCTTCGTTTGCTAGCCTTTGCATTTCAAGCTGCGACTCTAACTGTTTGAGCTCTGCTTTTTGTGCTGTTAAAGCTTGCTGCTTTTGAACCTCTGCTTGCGCAGCAACTTGTTGCGCCTGAGCGTTAGCTTGTGATTGTGCTTGAATATTTTGCTGTTGCATTTGTTGATCGCGCTCAAGCTTTTTCTTTCTACGTATTTTTAGCATTTGATTTGCTAACTGTACGTTTTTAATTTCCCGTAAATCAATAGCGTCTTCTAGTTCAATAAGACCAGCGCTTAATGCTGCTTGTATATTATTTTCAAGCTTTTGAGCTTCTTCTTCGTCTGGCATCAAATCAATAAATATACCAAAGTCATGCAAATGTAACTCGCTAAGCTCCGCTAGTGTTGCTACATTGTGAATACCAATTGATTGTATAAATGCTTCTTTAGCTGGTGAGTATTCAATTACATCAGCAACGCGCAGCGATATTTTTTCAGCTGTTTCCGCAGTTAAGAATAGACCACTTTGCAATATATGCCTCGTGGCGGTATTGCTATTTGCAGCCGCTAACTTTTGTACACCTACCAATGCTTTTGGATCTGGCGACGTCCCGTCTCTTGCTTCATTTAAGCCTGTAGCATCCCGCATCATTTGTAAATAATAGTTATATGTACTTACAAGCGAAGCTATTTTATTGCTGCCACTATTTGAATTAATCTCTTGAATAGGTACTTTACCTGGATTCATATCGCCGTCAGACGTAAATGATCTACCAATTACAGAACCAGTTTGGAAAAACATATTTAATGCTTCCTGCGGATTATAATTTGTGCCATTACCTAAATCTATTTCAGCGAGTCCATCAGCGTCTAAATAAACACCATCTGGTACCATACGCGACATTACTTGTTGTAGCTTTAAGTGAGTTAGCTGTATCATGTCAGCAAACGTAGTAATGCGACTAACCAATGATTCAATACGGCCATTATACATTCTTGGCGCAACTATAGAATAATTCATTCTAACTTTTGCAGCATCACTTTTCGGACGCAACATATTTTCACATAGCTGCCATTTTAATAATACATTAGCACCTGGTATGTATGCACCTTCATAAAGTACTTCAATATTTCTAGCTAATCTTTCAAACCTGGCTCTAGGGTCAACTGGCGGGTTAAAGTTTTCGTCTTTTACTATAATCTTTTCCGCGCCTGTAGCTGTATTCTTTAATTTATAAATTTCATTATGAAATGTTTTATAATTAAAATACAATACATCTACTGTGTTAATATCGCTTTTATTTGAATCAGGGTTAAACTTATTATAAGCTTTATAGTTTGAGTACCCTTTTGAATTAAGCTTTTCTAATTCTTCGTTTGTTAAATCAGGAAATTGCTTTTTTAATTCGTTTAATGGTATTGTTTTTATTTCCCCTATGTAATACACGTCATCAAAATAAGGTGACTCCGTATATGAATAAACTAAATTCGTAGGATCAACATATTCTATTTTAATACCTTCGGAATTTGTATATGTTGTTTTCACAGCAGCTATACCTAATACTGCTAGATCGTAATAAAAACGCTTTTTAGTGAGCTCGTATCTATTTTTTTCAAAAGTAACTGTAATTGCTTGTTCTTCTGCAATTTCTATAGCCTCTTTGTAGCTGAGCTGCATGTGAAGATCTAATTCTTCTTGATTGGCCGGTAAATCGGTTAATCCGCTTTCCTGTGTATTTATACCAAACTCTTGCTGTATATAAGCGTCGAGCTCTTTTGCTTGCATATCACGAAGTATGCTTTCCATATATTGCGTACGCTTTTCAACGCCAAATGGATCTTGTGAATATGCTTTTACATCATAAGTTCTATTGGCCATACCATTAACAACTATATCTACAAATTTAGGTATAATTGGAACTGGTTTCCAGTCTAAATTAAGATAAGACAGATCACCATTAATTGATAATTCATCTTTATATTTTTGCACGGACTGCTCACCGCGCGCATACAATCTTAACTTATGATAAGAATTCTGATTGATATAAAAACGATTGCCTGATGAATCTCTTTTAAACCATTCATGCTCAATTGCTTTAGCCACGCTTAACCCAAACTCTGAGCCAGCCTTTTCAATATCGCTAAGCGCTTGACTTGGAAAATGACTTTTTGAAACGGATTCAGCCATAATTTTTTATTAGTTTTGATTTTATGCCTTCGTTTTTATATTTAGCTATATTAAAACTTAAGCTTATTTTTTGTTTTTCTTGATTAGGAGCATACATGTGCCTATTACAGGCCATAATAGCAAGCCCCGAACTTATCGCAGCATCAAACTTAGTTCTTTTAGCTAAATCATATTTTGCCCAGTCGTTTAGTGTAGCGTTAAAATACATTTGGCCATATGAGCCATCTTGCTGTAAACCTACATACTTTTGTATATAAGACTCTATTGCCGCTGCATGAGCCTGTTTGATATCTTCACTTGAGTTCGGCATTCCGCCAATTTCTTTTTCAGCAGCAGATAATTTATTAAATACCTTGTCAGGTCTGTTTATTGAAAACTTTCTATAACCTCTGCGCTTTAAATAATACAATAATCTAGGTTTATTATTTTCTGCAAGTATTGGCATGCCGTAAAAGTGCAGTGCCATTAGCACGTCTTCAAAAAACATTTCAGCTGTTTGTGGCCGTGCAACATATTCAAGAAAAAACATATTAGAAGGAGCTTCGTCCATATTAAATTTAGTTAAGCCGTGTAAAGCGCCTTTTGATCCTTTACCATCCGTTGTGCCTGATATATCATATGAGTCACAGCCAAATGCACCAATATGTTCATTGGCAGGGTAAAGCACCCCTCTTTTCTCTATTACGCGGTTTTGAAGATTTGTAGGTGGAACCCAGCTAACTTTAAACCTCCCGTTTTGATTTGGATTAAATACTACTTTACTATCTTTGATGCCATCTGCCCAGCTAAAGCTTCCTTGCGTTACACCCGCAGACGAATATACGTCATCGTTGTAATCTATCTGTTCGTATATTTTTGCAAGATTAAATATGCTATTTTGTGTTTCATCTCTAAAAGCGTGTTCCTCTGTACGCGGAAACTGCCGATAGAGCTCATTTAAAGCATCCTGGTCGCCTTTTAAGCCATCAACTTCATTGTTCCAATGATCTATAACTCCGACCTCAATAAGGTCTCCATACGGGCCTTCAATTGGTTTTTGCGGCGTATCAAAGACAGGGTTTCCAAAAGAATCAATGAATCCTTCGTAGTTCCATTCCATAGGTATGAACAAAGAATATAGTCCTGAGCGAGTCTGTCCATTGGCATTTCGTTTAGTGACGTCTGAGTCATAGTATAATTTTTTAAAATTTTCACCGCCTTTATCAAGTGCGTTTGAGGTAGACCCCATCATACACTTACCTATAATCCTGCTACCTAATCTTAGCGTTGTCTTTGTGACGCGCCAGTTGTTGAGGATGTTGTCCGGCCGTTCCCATTTACCCGATTCGTCGTGTACGAGGAGTTTGAGTTTCTCGCCGTCGTACGAGTTGTCGCCTGTGTTCTTCCAGTCGATTGTTGTGTCGAGACCTTGTAGCTCTTCCCTCGTCTGCCCTGACTGTATAGACTTTCTAGTGAGTTTTGACGCAGGTACCCTGTACGCAAGCTCGGTCTTTGGTCTATCCATACCGTCTTGGATTGGTTTGAAAAAGAATGGGTAGTTGACAGAAATTGGTACCACTTTGTCTGTAAACATTTTTTTTGCATCCCCACCAGATTTGGACAATATTCCAAACCGTGAGTCTGATGATATTGTAGCCATGTTAACGGTTTCTGACGATGCCATGAAACTAAAACCAGAGCGTCGGTTTTTGAGATAGCACATACCATAACATCGTTGATCAGCTTTGCATGCTTCCCAGAAGATGAAGAATAATCTATTAGCTTCTCTAAACTCGGGGGCGCCAACGTCAATCTTACTCCACTGCAAGTACATGTAATGAGTACCAGTAATATAAGTAGGGCGGTCTTTACTATAAAACCAATGCCCCTCATCGCGCCTTTTAAATTCTTCATCTATATATGGTTCCCATTGATCTTTAAATTCTTCAGGGTAATTTTTCCAATCAAAAATTGTTTTTATTCTATTTAATTCTTTAGGGTGCTCGTGCCTGACCCATTTGTTTTTGCCTTTGGTAATTTTAGAAGGCATAGGGGGCAGAGCAATTTTTAAATTTTGTATGCTATACACATCGCCAATTTGCCCTGTCTTGCTAATAACTACAATATCATTTTCTTTATCATAGCCATATTTCCATCTACGCGCTTTGTTATGTCGTTTGAGCGTGTTTATTTTAATCGGTTCAATGACCTCAAATAAAGTTTGCTCGTACATTACCTTGATCTTTTTTCTGCAAAACCGCTAAAAGCCTCTTTTTTTTCTTCTTTAGGTTTGTTTAACAGTATTGATTTTTCTTCTTCTATCCTATTTAAAATTTCAAAGGCATCAAATATCGCAAGCTTTTTAGTTGCTGCCGCATTTTTAAGCCTATCTGCAGAAACATCATCTTCTGTGTTTGTTATAATTTTTTCTTCTGCAACATGAATAAGCTCATCAACTGCCTTGTAGCCAGCTCGGATTATATTCTGTTTCGTCTCCTTGATATTCATATTTAATAGAAATTGAATTGGTTAGCACCCTATACATTCTTTCGCCGTCAACAACAAATTCATATTCGCTATCAGGCTTAAAACCTACAAGATCATTTTTTTTAATACCGTTTTTTTGAAGATCTTTATCAACAAATTTAATAACACCTATTAAAGGCTTTTCAGGGGAGGTGTCAAACTTATCTGTTGATTGAATAGGTTTTACAAAACAATACCCTTTAGGTGCGTGCCACAGCTTATTTCTTTTATATAAGAATATTTGTTCAGCGTCTACAAGGTATTTATCTTCTTCTAAAAACGCACGACCGTTTCTTTCTTTGCCGCGAACATCATACCATCTCCTAAAAACATTATGATGTAATATAACTTCATCGCCTTTTTTAATATCTGTTTTTACTTCAACAGGTGTTTCAAGAACAACGCCGTTTCTGCTTACATATCTATGATCAGATATTTCGGTATTTAATATTAATTCCTTATCGCCTATAGATTTTTTATTATTGTACCTATCTTCTTTCGGGGCTATAATAAAATTAAATATACTTCGCATTAATATTCTAGGTTGTATTCTACTGCTACTGCCATGTTTTTATTAAAATCTTTCCAGGGCAGCACGTCGTTATTTTTTTTAATATATATACTATATTTTTCATCAGCTTCAACTATATCACAAATAGTATGCCCTCCATAGACCTCTTGACCCACGGAGTAATGCATAGCTTCATTTTTATAGTCTCTACCGATACTAATCTTTCTTATCAGATTCATTTTCTTCGGTTATTTCTGTATAACTGCCATCTTCAAGATTTATAGTAACTTGACCATATTCTTCTTCAAGTTCATCTTGCAGTTTTTTTAATCCGTCTTGCAACCCTGCGGATTCATGCAATAACCCGTGTTTCTGAAGCTCAATACTTCCTAATTGCGATTGGATTTTATTTAATTCTTTAACTACTCCTTGTAGCTTTTCAAGCTCTTCTTTTTTAATTTTTGACATAATAATTTAATTTAATTGTGGTTAATGGTTATTCTGATGATTCAGATTCTTCTGAAGCTAACCAGGAAACATCATCCCCTGTTACTTCTACATTTGTTGGTGTAA